GGGGATTTTTGCATATCTATCTATAAAAAACTAGACGAGTGGAATTATATCGTAACGTATTGAAATATAAACCTAAAGTTATCTAATTAAATATTATAAGAAAAGGAAGAAAGATAACACCTTGCGCAGATTCTAGGAAATTTACTAGTACTGTAAACTAAATGTATAATAATTACAGTAGCTTATAAATTAATGCTTGACAAACTAAATGATTTATGATATAATACCACCTTTCTAAGGTATATTACCCAGTTAGGTTTAATTATTAGTAATTATTATATCTACTGGGGAAATTTACTAAGCACAATATCCTTAAGGGGGTAGTATTGTCTGATTACTCGGAACAAAGAAAGAAAGAAGTTAAAGTCCCTAAGAAGAGGGGTAGACCACCTAAAGCATTAGTACAGTCCAAGAAGAAAGGAGCTAGACCTCCCGGTAGACCTCCGGGTGATAAAGCTATAATGGATGAGTACAAGGCTAGGCTTCTAGCGTCCCCCAAGTCTCGTAAGGTTTTAGATACTATACTAGATGCTGCTCTAGATGATGAGCATAAACATCAAGCTGCTGCTTGGAAACTTCTAGTAGATAGACTTATGCCACTATCTTCGTTTGATGCTAGTACGGGTGGTGGGGACAAACCTAGCATTAACATAACTATTTCGGGTGTTACTGAGGTAGAGAATATAATAGACGGAGAGGTTATAGATAACGATAATGGCTGATTACTATACTTTATTAGCTAAAGAAGCAGGGAAAAGAAATTGGAATCCTGATCAAATTAGTGTCTTTGAAAACTGGCGTAACTCTGTTGGGCAAATAGAATCTAATAACATTCCTACTAGAACCCAAGGAGACTCTCCAAAAGGAATTGGTAGGGGTAAGTATCAATACGAAACGTCTAAAGGCTCTGCAACAAATAAAACAGCAACAAATAGACTTAAATCGTTTTTAAAGAAAAATAACTTTTCAATAAAAGACCTACCAGAATCAGACAGAAAAGTATTATCTCAACAAGATCCTGACTTCTCTTTGTTGTCAGAAGATACTCAAGACATTATTTTCTTGGCTGATAAAAGTGAAGCACCAGAAACAAAGTTAAATGATTTAGTTAGTGGTGCTATTAGCCCTGATGAGGCATGGATTAAATGGCACTGGAAAGGCTCTCCAAAGGAAGCTGAAAAGAAAAGGGAACAGTGGTTTCGTAATCTAATTGTTCCAGAACAAGTAGTAAATTTAAACATCACAGGGTTTGAGTCTACAGTTACATGAGTAACGACCTCAGTATTAAACTACTCCCTTGGCAACAAGATGTTTGGAATAGTGAAACTAGATTTAAGATAGTAGCTGCTGGTAGACGTACTGGTAAATCCAGACTAGCTGCTTGGCTACTTATCGTAAATGCTCTACAGCTAGAGAAGGGTCATGTTTTCTACGTAGCCCCCACACAAGGGCAAGCAAGAGATATTATGTGGACTACTCTATTAGAGTTAGGACATCCAGTAATCAAGTCTAGTCATATTAACAACCTACAGATTACATTGGTTAATGGGGCTACCATTAGCTTGAAAGGTGCAGATAGACCAGAGACTATGCGTGGTGTGTCTCTTAAGTTCTTAGTACTGGATGAATACGCTGATATGAAACCAGCGGTGTTTGACCAAATCCTTCGTCCTGCCCTAGCTGACCAACGTGGTAGTGCTTTGTTTATCGGTACTCCTATGGGTCGTAACCACTTCTATGAGTTGTTTAAACAAGCTGAGTTAGGGGATGACCCTACACTAGAGTCTTGGCACTTTACTTCGTATGACAATCCCCTACTAGCAGAAGAAGAGATAGAAGCTGCTAAAAAGACTATGAGTTCCTTTGCGTTTAGGCAGGAGTTCATGGCATCGTTTGAGGCACAAGGTAGTGAACTATTCAAAGAAGAGTGGATTAAGTTTAGTGAAGAAGCTCCAGAAATTGGGGACTATTACATTTCTATTGACTTGGCTGGTTTTGCAGACGTATCTAAAGCTAATACATCAAAAGCTAAGAAACTTGACCAAACGGCTATTAGCGTTGTTAAAGTAAATGAAGAAGGGTGGTACGTAGAGGAGTTAGTCTACGGCAGGTGGGATGTTAAAAAGACAGCAGAGAAGATATTCAAAACTGTACTAAAGTATGAACCTATCTCTGTTGGTATTGAGAAGGGGGCGTTAAAGAACGCTGTACTCCCCTATCTTATGGACTTACAAAAGTCTAGACAAAAGTTCTTTCGTGTAGAAGAACTAACACACGGCAACAAAAGAAAAGTAGATAGGGTCATTTGGGGCTTACAAGGTAGGTTTGAAAATGGTGCTATCACTCTCAACACTGGAGAATGGAACGCAGAGTTCCTAGATGAATTATTCCAGTTCCCCAACCCCCTAGTTCACGATGACCTTATCGACTCCCTAGCGTACATAGACCAACTAGCTAAAGTTAGTTACTCGTATGATATAGAGTATGAAGATGAATTTGAATTTATAGACCCTATTGCAGGATATTAATGTATGGAAAATGAAGATAACCTATTGAACAACATTACCCTAGAGCAATGGGTTATGGATAAATGTGAAGGGTGGCGTGACCACTATGACGATAACTATCGTGTATCACATGAAGAGTATTACAGATTATGGCGTGGTATCTGGTCTAAGGAAGATAGCCTAAGACAAACTGAACGCTCTCGTATCATTACACCTGCACTACAGCAAGCAGTAGAATCGTCTGTAGCTGAGGTAGAAGAGGCAACCTTTGGTAGAGGTAGCTGGTTCGATATTAAAGACGATATGCAAGATCCTACAGGCTCTCAGGACATAGAGTTTTTAAAGAATCAACTAGCTGAGGACATGACCTTCGCTAAAGCTAGAACTTGTGTTTCAGAATGTTTACTTAATGCTGCTATCTACGGTACTGGTATTGGTGAAGTCTACATTGAAGAGACCAAAGAAAGTGTACCAGCTATGCAACCTACCCCAGATGGGCAGATGCAAGCTGTAGGTGTTTTAGAGCGTGATAGATTCTTAGTTAAGCTACGTCCTATCATGCCACAAAACTTCCTTATTGACCCTTTAGCTACATCTATAGAAGAGGCATTGGGTTGTGCAGTAGATATGTACGTACCACTACACCAAGTAGAGATGGATATTGAGAAGGAAGTCTATCGTGACGTAGTTGTAGAGACTATTGCTGCAGATGATGACCTTGAACCTGACCAAGACATTACAGTAAACGTAGATGATAGGGTTCGTCTTACTCGTTACTACGGATTAGTTCCTAAAGCCCTGTTTGATGAGGCAGAAGGTGAAGAACTAGAAGAAGATGAGATTGCTGTAGCACTAGGTGAGACAGAAGAGAAAGAATCTGGCTATATTGAAGCTATGGTAGTGATTGCTAACGGAGATACACTGCTAAAAGTGGTAGCTAACCCGTTTATGATGCAAGATAGACCTATTGTAGCGTTCAAATGGGATGCAGTACCTAGTAAATTCTGGGGTCGTGGCATCTGTGAGAAGGGTTACAACAGCCAAAAAGCCTTAGATACAGAGTTACGTGCGCGTATAGACGCTCTTGCACTTACTGTACACCCTATGATGGCAGTAGATGCTAGTCGTATGCCTAGAGGCTCTCAGTTTGAGATACGTCCTGGCAAGACACTGCTTACTAACGGTAATCCAGCAGAGATATTACAGCCATTTAAGTTTGGTGCTGTAGATAATATCACCTTTACACAAGGTGCACAGCTACAAAACATGGTACAGCAAGCCACAGGTGCAGTAGATACTGCTGGCATGCAAAACGCTATGAACGGTGAGGCAACTGCTGCTGGTATCTCCATGTCTTTAGGTGCGATTATCAAGCGTCACAAGCGTACACTGCTTAACTTCCAAGATAACTTCCTAATCCCATTCGTTACTAAAGCTGCACATCGATACATGCAGTTTGACCCACAGCTTTACAAAGCACAAGACCGTAAGTTTATAGCTTCTAGTTCTCTTGGCATCATTGCCCGTGAATATGAAGTAACACAACTAGTACAACTCCTCCAAACTATGCCAGCAGAAAGCCCTATGTACAGCTTCCTAGTTCAATCTATTGTTGAGTCTATGAACCTTACTAAACGGGAACAAATCCTTGCAGGTATC